GTGCTCTTCTAATGACATCAGGGAAAAATTCGCCGAGTGGTGTGACGATGTTGGCGATGTATTCTGGTGTTTGTGAATAATCAGCTTTGATTTTGAAACCAGCAAGTTCCTGAATACTGCTGGTGCCATTAAAATCTTCAGATATGTGTCGGGCACATATCAAACTATCGTCACCTTTGAAACTAGCAAATTGAAAATCCTCAAATTTGAAACAAGCACCCATGGCCATCATGTTAAAGATGGTGTTACCAACGAGAGTAGCTGGTTGGCCTGAATGTTGTTTCCATGCACCTTCTAAAACTGCTCTCATAATGCCGCCATTGGGTGATTTATCGACGCTTTGTAATATCCAGTTCTTTCTTTGTTCCAAATACATCTTTAAAATTCTCTGGGACACCGCACATTTTAAGAACCAAATTGCCCGCTAGTACACCTTGCATTTCTTGACTGGAGTCAAACTCAGAAAAATCGGCTGATAATTTTTTATAAACGTTTGTTTCTAATTGTGGTTTAAATTTATTAAAAAACAATGACAAATTTCGATCACTTTGTCCGTAGGCAATTTGAACATTTTCCGAAATAATCTTGTATAAAGCATGGTCAAATGATCTTATATATGATGAAAAAATAACATTCAACATTTTAGACCACGCCGAAATACCTTGGCCGGCTTTGATGTTCAAGTCGAAACCAGGTTCTGCAAGATATTTGGGTTGTTTTTTGAGATGAAATTGGACTATATGATGGTAATAGTCATTCCATTCTTTTTCCAAATCTTTAAGTTTGCTCACAGAACCAGAGGTATTAATGGCATCAATAATTCGGACCATGATGCTCATAAATTCATCATTTCCAATGATGCTTTCTCCAGTCTTTTAAAAACGCCAGGTTTGTTAAGACCGATTGTTTTCAAACGTTTGTAATCATCTTTAGTCATGATGTCAGACATGAGATCTATTACAGGTTCTTTGACGTTTGAAAATTTCTTTTGAAGTTCTTTAAGATAATCGATCAGATTGTTGTATACATCGTTGGGGTTAATGACATTTTTTAATATGCTTTTATAATTGGGTTTTAGAAATTTCTCAAAACCTTTAAGATAGCGATCAATGAAAGTGGGATTTAAATGTTTATCGTGTTTCGCATATCTAGATAAAAGACAATGTATGGTTTGACTGGTATTTTTCGGAGTGTAGAGCAATTGATAACTTCTTTTGCTCATTCTTCGGCCAGTCAAAGTAACACCCTTACTGACGTAATCTATGGTGAATTTATTTTTGTGTTGCGCTAAATTTTCTGGAATGACTTTTGAGAAGTAACCCGCACAAGGCGAGTAAGCTTCATTTGCAGTTGGTAACAATCTGTTCATGATCTCTTCGACACCGTCTTGGGTGGCTTTAGCGCCGATTAAAGAAGCAAGATTATTATGAACAGGTTTGGGTTCGATGTTAACCTCTTTTACAACTGCTGTATCGTACAACATGGTGACATTTGCTTCTATTCCTCTTTGAAGAGGGGTGTTAATTATAGGTAGAGTTATTTCATTGCCATCATCACTATATATAATCAATTCAGTTCTGCAACGACTAA